TGATACTTTTCGATAAAGTACGTGACTTGGGGGTCGCCACTCAGTGAAATGTCCTCTTGACCGAGAAAGGACAAACTGGCACGACCGGCCATTCTTATAAATTCGCAGGAAAAAAGGAAGAGGCGCTGAGCGCCTCTTCCGCCCGAAGGGCACTTTTGAAAAACCTTTGGACCCGACGGGAGATCAACGGAACATAATGCCAGCAACTCCATTCTCAATTCTCAAAATGTTTTGATTTAGGGCTATGACGTTGAGAGTTTTTGCAGGATAATTGAATGCCGTGTTTCCTATATTCGTTTCCAAAAGAACTTGACGAATACGACTGAAATTAATTTGTCCGGACGAAAGCGTCCCAAACGGATTTGTAGAAAAGGAATACATGTAAAATTGACGTCCATACTGGTTCGGCTGCTGAGCCGTGAGCACGTTCGGTTGAGAGAAAAAGTTCACGTGCGTCAAAAACGGTTCAATAGCACCGACGTACAACGTGTTGATGGTCGATGTCAGAAAAGCGTCTTCGCCATTAAATGTAAGACCAAATGTCACAGCATCCGTTCCACCCCCTGGTGTCGTGTAGTTGTATGGTAAATTACCATTCGGATGAATCAGGAAAAATACCTCCTTAATAGGATTTTGGAATTTTAGATTGAAAATGGCGTTTTGGAATCCCTGGGGAAGTTGAAACGCATCATACTGGCATTGTGTAATGACATAATCTAGACGATGATTCTGGAACCAGTCGATTTCTGGGTTTGATAGATACACGTACTCTGTAATGATGGTCGCCGTCACTGCTGGATTCGTAACTGAAAAGGATGTCAAGTTGGAAAATTTATTAAATGTGACCCACACCTCCACGTCTTGACGCCCAAGGGCCGTGATTGGTAAAGCGAGTTCAGGGTTTCCGTAGAAATAGTACGGAAGATTCACGTAGTACGTGCGACCCGGCGGGCCAACGCTCGTTTGTGTGTCGTACTTGCCCGTCAAAAGTTGAAGACCGGGCTGGTTCTCATATGGAACGTTGAGCTCGTTCCACACCTCTATATACTCCCCGGTAATGCTCTGAATCGTTTGACCACCAACCTTGAGATCCGCATTCACGATGGCGAGGGTTCCCACGCCGTCGTAGTAATTGTATGTTGAGAATCCTCCAATAAGGGTGTTTGAAGCGATGGGGACGACAGTGAGGTACGTTCCTGAAATGACGTTGGCCCCGCTCTGGAACGTGTTGACTGTTACGCCGTAACTCGGGGTCGTGTTGGATACTCGGAAAGGAATGGATATTGTGTATGGAGGCGCAAGACCGAGGCTAAAATTAAAACTTTGAGAAAATGACGAGTCTGAACTTGTGATACTCACATTTGTGACGGGGCTTGCCGTGTAAAATACACCCGTCAGCATGTACGATGCGACGTTATTGAACACGAGGTTTCCTAGAGAATTTACAGACACGATTGCAGAATTTGTGTTTGAACTGAAGTCTGTTTTTAAATTGAGAGGACTCGCAAGGGTGTTTGACGTGGACTGAAAAAGGGTACCGTTATACGGAAGCACAATCTGAGGCTGTGTATCGGAAAGAACACCCACCTGATTTATAGTGAAAAATGAGTTGGCCGTTATGTTTGAGAATGACTGGGTCGTTGAAACGTTGAGGTAATAGGACAACTGTGTGTTTGCGACGAGAGGAATGGAAAAGGCATACGTAGGATTTCTGCCCTGAAGCGACATGTCATACGTGTAAAGAATGTTTGCTCGTTCACCGACCGCCACACTTTTTACATAGGACTCGGTCGCTGTGTTTGAAAGGGACAAGATCCCAGAGATGAGATACTCTCCATTCACGGTAAAGCGCATCATAGAGTTGGAATCGAGCGTGACTGTCGTTCCGGACGTTGCGTACAAGTTTCCATAGAGGGGAACAGCGGTACTTGAAAGAGTGACGTTACTTGAAAATTGGTACGTGTCGTTTGCGGGTATCGCTACAACGTACGTTCCCGCGAGTGCGTTACATGGCAAGTTCGTCTTGACGTAAAAATAGTAATACGAAGACCCGTCTGCGACGAGAGGAATAATTGCGGGCGACGTCGGGTCCGGGGAGACGGTGTAATTGTACGTGTACAAAAACGTGGGTGTCGGGGGGAGAGTCGGCGTACTGGACTTTCCGTAACTTATAGAGACAACGGCGCCAGCACTCACATTAAATCCCAAGCGAACGGTATAGTACCCTGCGGTCAAAAACTGCACGAGACCGTCTGAAGAGACGAAAAATGTTGTGGTTAACAAGTCATTTACGGTCCAATACGGTAAATTCGTCCCGGGCGTCTGAGCGCTAAAATTTAAAAACGTGTTTGTGCTCGTAAGAGCCAAAGGCTGCGCAAGTGCAGCGTAAAACCCCGTTTGACTGCTTATAGGAATACCGAACGTCTGAATCCAGCCCGCCTGCTGAAGCGTAAAGTCCGGTGTGACTGTTGATATAAAAGTGTTTGGGGACGCGTTTGAAATACTGTTCGCCGTCAGATTCGAAAGGGGGGAAACAGTCGCCGTGTACACGAGATTTCCGTACGCATCTTTATAATTATAATTGACGGGATCAAACCCCCAAAACACTGGAGACCCGGCACTTGATGCGAGCGTTGTTGGCGTAAACCCGGACTGTACAATGATGTTTGAGACGTTACTAAACACAAAGTAATTTCCGTTTGCGTTATAGTTGAGTGTGGGAACAAAGGTGTTTGCCCATGTTGTGCTGTATGAATTTGTAGAATAAAAGGAAGACCCCAACTTTGAGGTGACTTGTTGAATAGAACCGTTCGAGAAACCGTACCAAAGAATTGGAAAGTTCGAAGAACTTGCGGGCGTGTTCCACGTCCAGTCATTTCCGGGATTGTACAACGCCGGAAGTGTCATTTTAAGAGTCAAGCCCCGTATAAGATCTCCTTTCGGGGGAATGTGACAAATACTTGTTCCGCCGAATGTTATGTACTGATCATTAAACGGAATATCATACGCCTCGAGAACAAAAGGCGTGTGCCGCTTGTACATTCCCGAAAAATACGTCACCTGTGGTTCCCCCGAAAGGTACGCGTCTTGTTGTCCAAGTGCTGCAAGTTGTATGTATCCGGCGGACATCCTAGTAAAGGGTAATATTTCTTTCCGGGAAGGTGTATCGCGCGCTCCAGGCCACTTCCTATTTTGTTTCAAAATTGTAGGAAAGGGATGTCTTTGGCACTCCGAAAGTTTGACCCGTCCAAGATGGGGGACGACAAGGTCTGCGTCTTCATAGGGAAGCGTGGAACGGGCAAGTCAACACTCGTCACGGACATCCTGTGGCACAAGAAGCACCTACCGGCCGGTATTGCCATGTCAGGAACCGAAGAAGGGAACGGGTACTATAAACAGTTTATTCCGGACCTCTTTGTGTTTGGGGACTATAACAAAGACGCCCTTGAGAAACTCATAGAGCGCCAAAAGAAGCTCTTGGCCGTCGGGCGGTGCGCACCCGTCTTTGTCCTTATGGACGACTGTATGTATGACCGGGCTTTTATGCGAGACGTGGCGATCCGCCAACTCTTTATGAATGGGCGCCACTGGAAGATTTTCTTCATGATGACGACCCAGTACTGTATGGACATGACCCCTATGATTCGGACCAACGTGGACTATGTGTTTGCGCTTCGGGACAACGTCCGTCAGAACCGTGAGAATCTGTACAAGGCGTTCTTCGGGGTCTTTCCAAACTTTGACCAGTTTTCACAAGTCATGGATGCGTGTACTGAAAATTACGAGTGTCTCGTACTAGACAATACCTCGAAGAGTAATAGAATCACAGACTGTGTCTTTTGGTACAAGGCGCCCATCAGACGCAACTTCAGGGTCGGGTCCCCCGCGTTTTGGCAATACCATCAGAGACACTACAGCGCACGGGCCGCACAGAGGCCGCCACAACCCGAACCCCAAGTCAAGCGGAAAGGCGGGTCCGTCAGCGTCGTCAAACGCGCTTGACGTCCTTTCTTAATTTCCTTTTAAAATTCAGATGGCTCAGATGCTCACGTATGATCCAGACGCGAGTAGTCTTATAAGTGAAATTCCAGACCGCATGGAGATGCCCGTCAATGAAGAGATTGCCCGGCAAGCCCTGGCTCGGGACCCTGAAGCCTCCCAGAAGACTGTTCCAACTGGACTTTTGAAGAATTTTCAGTCAGAAAAAAAGATTGACGAATCTCAAATGGCTGACTTTTCCACACCAATTGAGGAGTTGATGCAAAACGAAATGGCTGGTGGTGGGTCTCCATACGGCGGCGCCCCTCAGCAGCCACAAGCCCCCTCGGCCTCCCGTATGAACGCCGCCTCGCCAGAGAAGAAGAAGGCTTCATCAGGAAATCCCTTTGGTCTCACGGACGAGCAGTTCCAGGCGGCCCTGGCCGGCGTCGCCTCCGTGATTGCCTTTTCCAAGCCGGTCCAGTCCCGGCTTCGTACGATGGTTCCCAAGTTTGTGGGCGAGACGGGTGACGTGTCGCTCACAGGCTTGGCTGTGACGGCTCTCGTGGCCGCCCTCGTGTTTTACATTATTAAGAAGTACGTGATTGATAGGAATTGAGACCAGTC